AAGTTTCTACCTTGTGAATCAATGACTTGTTCGGTAGTTTGAATTGATGTCAATTTAACTAAGCCACGAGCAGGGATATTTCTTGACGCTTTATAAGATATTAATTTAGCAAGACGTAAGATTGATTCCTTGCGTTGGGCAGTAGTAATGAAGTTTTCGTGCGCGTTTAAATCTAAACGATATGCAAGTAATTCACCAACATAGGCAAATATTTCAAGGATAGCAATGAATTCGCTTGATTCAATATAGTCATTGAAATCTTCGGGGAAGTAAAGTTTGACATAATCTAACAAACTTTCCTTAATTGTATTGTAGTCAAATGAATTGAAATTGACCTGCGTAAACGCTTCGTGAACAACTTCCCATGCTTCGGCTCTTGCTATTTGGTTTGCCATATTAATCCTCAAATTGGATGTTCAAATCGAAATCATCCACTGTATCTAGTTCAACGTAAAGTAGAGAACATTCTACTATAACTGTGTTTGTGTCGTAATCGGGTACTACAACCAATTTAAGTATTTCAACACGCGGGTCATAATCTAATACCCCTTTTATTTCTGAATGCAATTCGTCCAGTGTATCGGTGTCCATTGGTTCAAATACTATTTCGGGAATTAATGTGCCAAATGTAGGCATCATTACGCGGCTACCCTTCGGTGTAAATATATGATTTAACAAGTCAAGTTTCACCAATTCAATGTCGCGCAGGGTAAATGTCTTATTTTTTTCAAATTCAAACGATGAATATCCCTTATATAAATTTTGTCTTGCCATGATATAATCCCAATATTATCTTATATTTATCTTGGATGCAGTATTGGTTTTTTAGCGATGCCATCTAGGGTTTCTAGGAAGTGGCTGTCCGTTTTCAACGCGACCTACATCTGGACTATCATAAGGTAATTCTGGTTCGCCATCCACCAACATGGTTCGTGCCCATGGTTCGTGGTCGGGTTTACGAGATACACCCGTCGAATCTTCGCCAACAGTGGCTGCATCGGCAGCGGGTCCATTTAAATGTATTTCTGCACCTGTATTTAAAATGTTTCCAGTAGCTAAGAAATTGAGTGCTGCGCCTGCTGTCAATAGGGTATCAAGGTCGGACGTTAAATTAAGTTCAGTTCCAGACATGAATATATCTTCTTCGGCTTTGATTGTTATGCCGCCCGCGCCCTTAGATTGCACTTTGACGGCTTCTTCCGCTACAAGATTTATATTATTCGCGCTGATATTGAAATTTTCACCTGCAGAATAGTTCAAGTCTTTCTTGGCATGCACAGATATGTTGCGTTCGCCATAGATATCAATGTTTCCTACTTCGTCAAGTTCTATCCAAGTCTTACCACCAGCGGTGCTTACATATATTCGTTCGTTTGTGTCATCCATTATAACTTGATGACCATGGGTGGTTCTAATTCTTACGCGGCAGTTATCCGCATTATCTTGCATAGATATGCTATGGAAGCCGGGGGTTGTCCATGAATACGTTTGTGGGTCGCGTACAAGTTCTTCCGAATCTTCATTACTTACTGTGCCTGCTTCAACGCGACTATTTGGATAACCTTGGGTGTTCTTATAGTTGTCACCAGCAGGATTATCTTCATATTCAACTTCATAATCATCTGCTAGGCGCGATACGGCAGAATCTTCTGTGTTTACGTAATCTTCACCTAATCCTGCAACAGAAGTGTCCGCTGCGCGAGTGCGGAATTCAAAAGACATCCTTGGGTCAACACCTGTTTCTTTATTAGTAAAAGCGGCTGTTTGGCTATCATATAACGGTTGAATCTTGTCTTCACTAGACGAAAATGGTCCGTCTGGCTTATTGGCTGTTTTGTAACTATATCTACCATGCGGAAGTGTATGTGGGAAGTATTGGTCATGGACACAACCCAACCAAATTCTAAATCTTGGGTCGGCATCGATACATGCTATCAAAACACTGCTGCCTACTTTTGGAATGTTAAACATACCATAAGCAACCTGTCCTGCTGTTTTGTCTTCACCACGACCACGTTGTGGTGAAGTAGTAGTTCCCGCTAAGGGTGAAACGTATGTTGCCCATGGGATTTCATCTATGGGGGAGTCTTGTAAATCGCCAAAATATGGACATGCAACACGAATGCGACCCATTTGTTGCGGGTCATCTGTATCAACTACTTCGCCTATAGTAATATGTTTGAAATCGGAACTTGCGTTCCTTACACTACCTGCGGTATATAATGGTCCACGTCTTGGCATTATGCACCATCCACGGGCGTTTCAATCGCTATTTCGTGTGAAACTTCTGGACTACTATTATCAGTGTCTAACCAAAGGTCTAGCCACGTTTGATTTGCTTTTGTGCGCGCCTTTTTGCGTTCTGTGCGCAATTCTTTTAGTTGTTTTTTAATGGCTGTCTCTCTTGCCCCATCAAATACCCCGACCGTTTCGCGTTGGTCTTCAATTGCGTCTAGTTCTGCTTGGAGTATGGCTATTTGGGAATTTTCTTCTTCGCCAGCAGGCTTTTCTTTTACGGGGTTTGTGTCTTCTTTGATATCCGTTACCTTTTGTACTTCATCTGTCTGTGGAATACTATACATACCTAATTCTTGTGTGAATTCACCATCCGAAGAAAAAATATTCTCAACGACCTGTAAATTATACCAGCCTGTGTACCAGAATGCTTCATATTCAGTATTAACATCGTTTACATCTATTGGCATCTTGATATTTATTTTTATTAGAGTAGGCGTGGACATCCATCGTGGATTAATTGTTCTATCCTTTACGGGTATTTCTGTTTGTGTTACACCTTCGACTATTTCACTTGGCAATATTGACATTTCATCCAATAGTTGTGGATTGCCGTAAATTGTCATACTGGCGCTTATATTTTCAAGGGAGGCGTGCCTGTCTAATGCTGCTTGGAAGCCAGCAGAATCAATTGGGCGGCGTGTGTTTCGCATGGATGGTTTGCTGATTGTTGTGCCCAAAAATAAAGGTGTTGCCTTGCGCGTTTTTTTACCCGCGTTACCGACAGATGACTGCCCACCGACATATGCCGTTTTTGATATATTTCTTTTCTGGTCAGGAACATTATCTGTCGTTGCCGCCAGCTGAAAGAATGCCATACCCATTTCCATTTTAATATCAAAGTTTTTTATATCCACATTTTTGCCCGTGAAAATATAATCAAATTCAATAGATTGTCCTTCAAGTGGTACTATCTCACCGTTTTTCTCTTGTTGTGAATATGCATCTTCTGCCTTCAAGAAACGCTTAATATGATATTCGACTACATATTTTGTTGGTGTAGAGCGGATGACTGAAATAATCTTAAACAAATAAGTTAGTGGCTTGTTTGTTGCCTTATTAATATCCGTACCAATACCCTTTTCATCATCAAGAATACCGGGACTTGAGGTCATAATCTCTTTAATTATATGTTCTACAGTTACATTAGCACCAAAGGTAATCTGTGATTTATTGTTTCTACTTTTCGTTCTTTCTTTTTGAACACCACCAGTCGCGTATCTTGATGATTTGTATTCTTCGTCTAATATGAAAGAATATTCCACATCCCGATAATTAGCATCAACAAAATTAACGGCTTCGCCTAATGTCGAGCCTGTTGAATTCTCTGCCACTGTCCTTTCTGCTTCAAGTGTTTTTGCAAAGTCTGCTATAATCTTACCCTTTTGGCGCTTATATTTTTCATTAACAGTGCGACTGACGTTTTTAAAGGTTTCTTCTAATGAATCCTTGTCTAAGGTTATCGAAATTCCTTCAAAAATCTTTTGTGGTTGTGGGAGTTTGCCAGCACCGTTTGTTAGTCCGACAAATTCTAATTTATACTTAGCACCAGAAGAATCAAATATTGCTGATATATCAAACGCAACGAACATCATAGGTCTTACTGTGGTAATCATTTCTGTTAAACCATTTACATTTCTACCTACAAAAAACGTCTTTAATACAAATACCAATCCAACAGGGTCTGAATCTAATTCATCTGCGATGTCAGTCAATCTATTAAGGAAAGAAGCACCCATCGTTTCTGTTATCTTTAACTCACCATCCAATGACATGGTTGTTGATGATGCAGAATTGTCGTCACCGACTTCTGGGTTCATCGCGATATAATTTGTCCACCTAGCATCAGTGATGAAAAACTGTGTGTCTGTGAAACCATCGATTAATG